TGAACCATCGTTTTTCCATCGATGGGTTATCCCGTGAAGGGATTAGATTTCCTGGTATTTAACTCCCTTAACCGAAATCTTGCGGAAGGTTGAATTCGTGCCGTTATCGTCGACCGATTTGATAATATAGGCAACGGCCTCGTAAGTAATTTGCTGACCGACTTCCGGGAGGATTTGACCGTCCTTGAGGATTCCCGACAACGAAACATCGATTTGCTTATCGTCGACGCGGTCCGTAATAATGCGGCCTTGTTCGTCCGTAACCGTGACATCGACATTAAGCTTGTTGGCGATATCGTCCGATTGGAGGGTGACAAACGCAAGGGTCGAATAAACGCCGAAAGTGTGCGCGGTTCCGTATGTTTGAGGGAGGGCCATCGTATTTGGTTGTTAAACCTCCGCGGGAGTCAAGAGGCGGGCGGGTAGACGCAAACGAGGTTGTAAGTAATCAAATTACCCCATCGGCGGTCGGCGACCCCCTCGTCCTCGGATACGACCCAACCCGCGAAAAGGACCCCTTGAGTCCAAGCGGCCTTGAGGGACGCGACATCCTCCATTATTCCTTGAGCCGCCTCGACGCGCGCCCGGTGTTCCGCGAGGGTCGAGTCGTCCGCGGACGAATAGACATATACCTTGAAAGTAACCTCGAAATTGCCCGACGGGTTGCCCCCGAAGTCGGGATGGGCGCGCGCGGCCTCGGCGTGAAGGATGATAATTGGGACGGAACGGATTTCGTCCGTTTGCCCCGCGTGGAGCTGAACGCCGGGGAGGTCCCCCGCGTAAGGTTGGAACGCCGCAAGGACCGATTGCTCGGCGATTGTTCGGATACCGTATAGGGTTGGCATTGGTTTGGTTGATTAGAAATATTTATGAGACGCGAGGCCCTGCCCCGCTTGAAACGCCCCCCAAACGGTTTGTTTCCGTTTGTTAAGCTCTTGGGCCATTTGGACCCGCATCGCGTAGGCCCGCGCGTTGATGGCGATTTGGATATAATTCTCCAACCCGCCGCGCATACCTTTTAGGCCGATGGAATTCCCGACCGTAACGGACGGTTTGTTAAGCGCGTTAACTTGGTTAATCCCAATCGCGTTTTTCGCCCCGAGGGGGTTCCGCGTCCAATCTTTAAAGGACTCCTTGGACCCGATTTGGGCCGCGGCGAACGCATAAGCGGACTTAAGGCGACCGACGGACGCGGACTTTTGTTTAATGTATTTTGTTAGGTCGGACTCCTTGGCGACGATGAAGATTGGCCCTTTCATATTCCGATACATCGATTTTAGAGGGCCGTGACCGCCGTCGTCGCGGGCTTGCGTATGGACTTGCCCAATGGTCGACAGTCCGCCCGCGGGGATAAACCCGTAAGTATTGCCCCGGGCAAATTTGGGTTGAAATTGTTTCCATTTCATCGACCGACCCGACTTGGTCCCCGCGCGTCGATTCCAAAGCTTAAAAACGCCGTAATCGTTGAGGTCGGCGATTTGATAGGCCGTCGCCCGTTCGATAGGGGCAAAAATCTTATACACCGACGCGGTAATATTTTCGATACCCTTCTTTTTCGCCGCCCCCGTGTCGCCGTTGCCGGGACTTTTACCCGGGAAGGGCCGCGTAAATTTGACCATATCCAAACAAAATTTCCCCGCTTGGTCGAGGAGGACGGGTCCCATCCCTCGGCCCATAATCTTACAAAAGTCGTCAAGGTGGGCAAGGAACCCCGCCGGGTCGACGGTGACTCCCTGTCGGACTTGAATCTTTGCCATTAGGCGGGTCCCGCCTTGGACATTACGCGGACAATAACCCAAGCGGACGGAGGGCGGTCGTTAATCGCGACGATGCGGAAGTCCGCGCCGTTGTATGCAATAAGGTTTCCGTAGGCGACAACCCCCGAATGGGCGACGCAATCGGCCTTGAGGAATTTAACATCAAACGAGGTCGAGTTTAGGAACCCGCCCGTTTCCATATCCTGTTGAATCATCGGCGGACCCATAAGGACATTAAACGCGGTCGGGGTCCCGGTCGGGGTATGACGGACGGTAACCGCCTTGGGAATCTCTCCGAGGATAACCGCCGCGTCCGCGGCCCATTCGTCTTGGATTGAACCCATATGCTCCCGCGGGAGTCAAAGGGGCCTTGGCGGGCAAGCGGAGGGCCTTAAACCCCTATCCTTGGACGCGCTCCTCGACCCCGTCCCAAGCGGCGGCGTTCCGCTTGTTGCGGCGACCCGTGTCGGAGGTCGCCTTGGCAACGAAGCGAGCTTGCTTCCAAGACAAGGGACCTTGCGATAATTGCTCGGCGAGGGAGGAATGGAAGTCGGACCCTTGGGCCTCAAGGAGCGCGAGGATGTCGGAAAACCGTTCCTTGCGTTCGGCGACCTTGGCCTCGCGTTCGGCGACCTCGCGGTTCCATTCGTCGTTGCGAGCTTTACGGGCGGCGGTGCGGGCCTCGACTTGCTCCGTCGTTAGGCGATACTTAATCGAGTCGGAGTCGACTCCAATCTTTTCGGCGCAATCTGAACCGACAAAACGACGGACCCCCTTTTCGTCGACGATGACCGTATGGTGCGTAATCCCCATTCCGCATTGGGAGCAACAACCCGCGCCCGCGGGCAAGGCCCGAACGAGGGACATATATCCTTCGGGGTTGTGTTCCGACATTGAGGCGGACGGGATGGAAAAGAAACCGACGACGCGGGCGGTGCGGAGGGGAGTATTCATTGGGGGCTTTGGATTAGTCCAAACATCCTCGGTCCTTAACTCCGGACCGTCAAGCCCCGATAAAGGTTATTTATTGGACGGCCCCAATCCCCAAGGTCGGTCCAACCCTAACCCAAGGCCCTGTCGTTCCCGTCCCGCCAAGGCCCCGAGGAGGCCGTTTGACCCGCGGCGAGGGGTAGGACAAGGGCGGGCAACAAAAAGGCCCCCGAGGTCGGGGGCCGTAAATCGGACGGTCGGTCGGGTTACCCCCGATATGTTTCGGCGACGAATCGGCGGAACGCGTCGGACATACGGTCGACGCATACATCCGAGTCCTTGGCGAGATAGACGGGGCGGGAACGCATTTCGCCGCGCTTTGCTTTCACATAATCCTTAACCTCCTTTTGCAAGGCGGCGAGGAGGGCGGTCAGTTGGGCTTTCTTTTCTTTGTTGGTCATTGGGAGCGTTGGGTTGGTTGTTGGGTTGGGGGAAGGGATTAGAGGGGATTGCCGTTGAGGTCGTAACCGCCCACATCGCCAATCTCGGCAGGGGGCGGACCGAACGCACCGGGGGCGGGCTTGATGCGAGGCGGGAGCAAATAAATATTATACGGTTCGCGTTTCGACTTAACCTCCCGCGCGATGCGTTCGTCGCGACGGCGGGCAAGGCGGCGGGTTCCAGCAATCGCCTTTGGTTTTTTGTTGGTCATTGGGAGCGTTGGTTGGGGGTTAAGAAATTATCGGATTCCGCCGTCGATGCGGAGCTTGGAAAGCTTGACGGTCATTTGCTCAACCTCGCGAGCGTTGTTGGGGCGGACCAATTTCTGACCGCGGTCATTGGACAGTAACGGGAGGACATCGTTAAGCGCGTCGCCGTGACCCGCTTTGATAAGGGCGGAGGCGAGTTGCCCCCAACCCCCCGGCGCGTTGCGCTTGGCGGCCTTGCAAGCGGCCTGAAAATCGGCGGCGGAAGTGAAGGTAAGACGGGCAGGATTGGATTCGGTATTCATTGGGAGCGTTGGGTTGGTAGGGATAAGGTGGGGCATATTGGGCCGACCGTCAAGCCCCGAATAAAGGTTATTTATAACCCGAGCTCGGTCGGGATGATTTCGGTCGGGAGGACAATCGCCCCGGTCGCAATCTTGCGGGAGCGTTCGGCGTTGCGGGCGGCGCGCTCGCGGTCCGCCTTGGCAATCTCGGCGCGTTCCAAGCGAAGGGCCGCGGGGGTGAACACATTAAGGGCGACATACGGACGACCGCCCTTGGTCCCCGACATCGTCCCAAAAAGGAGAATCGAGACGCGGGCGGGATTCGCTTCCGCAAAGGCGAGGGCCTCGTTGCGGTTTGCGAAATATTGGACGGTCAATCCGGGGCGGTTGCCTTGGACGGTTAGGAACGGTTTGGTATTCATTGGGAGCATTGTTGGGAATTGAAAAATTACTCGGCGGCCTTGCCGTTTAGACATTCGCACATCGTATGGTCGGTATCGCCAAAAACCATCATCGATGCCCGGTTCTCAATCTCCTCCGCCTTGCGGTCCGCGCGGTTGTAACGCGCGCTTCCATATGGCGACGAGTTTCGGGTTTCGAGAAGGTCGAACCATTTGGTTCCGAGGTCGGTGACGATTTGGTGGGCGGTTGGAGTCATTGGGAGCATTGGTTAGGTTTGGATTACGACTTACATAATACACAACCGGGGCCGACTGTCAACAATGTTTATTTTGGGCCGATTCCCTATAAAACAAAAAGGCCCCCAATTACGGGGGCCGACTTGTTTGGACTTAACTTCCGATTAGGAAGTGAAGGCGATACGGACGAGGCCGTTACCGTTACCCTTGGCGATGCCGTTCACAAACGACATATTCAAGTGCATCTTACCTTCCTGCCAATTATAATACTGACGGAACGCGAGGGAGAATTGGCTATCTTCTTCGACAATCGTTTCCTGCGTGCCGCCGCCCGTTAGAGGGGCATTGGTTACGCGGGTTGCGATAACCCAACCTTCGCGGCACGATGCCAAGCCCTGCAATCCTTCCGTGAAGGCCGTCCCGGAGGCCGGGAAACCGTTGTATTCGTAAAGGTCGATACCGTGAAGGCGACCGAGCTTTCCGTGACCTTCGCCGTTCTCGCGAATATTCTTGGTGTCGCCGATGGACAGGTATTGACTAACCGTTGGGTCCTTGAGGAGCTGACCATAGGCGGTCGGGCTGATAAGGGCGGCGCGGTCGTCGTAGGGGATATTCTTGGCGGTCATCGACTGCGCGACATCAACCATCTTGGTTCGGTCGAAGGCCGAGGTTGCGCCCGAGTAACCCGCGGTCGCAAAGTTAGCGGCGGTCGTGCCTTCGAGAATCGAAGTAAACAACGACTTGGTGACGGCGTTAACGAGAGGAGCGAGGAAAACGCGCTTGAGCATTTCCGGGCTGATGGCGTTTTGCTCTTGGTCGGTAAAACCGACATCGACATAAGTCAGATTGTCGAGGGATACGGCGATATCGGTCGAGGTCGCGGCCTGTGCGACGAAACCGACGGCGGGGTCGTAATTGCCCGCGGTGAACGGGGAAGCGAGGCGCGTATGGACGACTTGACCAAGGCGAGCGACATAAGCACCGAAGTCGGTAACGGCAATAGCCTTGAGGGGCTGAAGGACCGGGACGAGGGTGCGGAGGGTTTCGGCCGCAACGAATTGCGGGGCGAGACCTTGATTGTTAACGGAATTAGTAGCCATTTGGGGGAGTAGTTATTTGGTAGAGAAAGAGAAATTATTTGAGGCCGAGGTGTTTAAGAATCGAAGGACGATTCTTATCGTAAAACGCTTGGGCCTTGGCGGGTTCCTTTTGCTTAAGCTCGAGATATTCGGACCAAACGTCGCCCGCGGACTTTGTTGAAGCTTCCAAGGGGAGGTCGACCGGGGCCGCGCCGACCGCGGCGACAATGCTCGCGGCCTTCTTACCGACCGTTTCAATCGCGTCGACGGCCTGCGCTTTAAGCGCGTTGGACTCGGCGAGGGCCTTCGTCAATTCGTCAACCTTGGCGGCGAGGGTGTCGCGTTCCGAGGAAACCGCGGCGAGGGCCTTAAGGTTGTTGGTCGCGTCGGAAACCTCGGCGGTAAGGGCGACATTTGCGGCCTTAACTTCGGCGAGGTCCTTCGACATCGACTCGACTTCGACGGCCTTGCCCGAAAACGCGGACTTCAAAGCCTTAAGGGATTGTTCGAGGGTCATTGGAATAAACCTCCGCGGGAGTCAAGCGACGCGGCCTCGCGACCGCTTTGCTCCGCGCTTATTGTGTTTACCGTCGGTATCGACCGCGTCGTCCCCGGACTCGGCCTCGTCCTTTAAATCTTCATCGTCCTTCTTTTCCTCGTCGTCCTCCGCGGAAGGTTGGGGCGGTTCGCCCTTTTCGTCCTTATCGTCGTCGGTTGCGTCCTCGGACTTTTCCTCGTCGTCCTTCTTTTCGTCGTCCTTGGCGGGTTCCTCGTCGTCGGACTCGGGTTTGGACTTTTCGTCCTCATCGTCCTCCGTTTCGGGTTCGTCCTTCTTTTCCTCGTCCTCGGACTTCTCCTCGCCCTCGTCCTCCTCGGACTTGGGTTCGGTATCTTCGTCCTTGTCCTCGGTTTCCTTCTTTTCCTCATCGTCCTCCTCCTCCTCGTCGTCGTCCCCTTCGGACTTCATTTTGGGCGACGCGGCGAGGGCCTTAAGTAACTTGCCGCCAAGCGCGCGGGCCGATGCAAAACGGGAGAGGGCCTTTGCCTCCTCGGATTCGCCGGCCTCGGCGCGCTCGTCGTTGGACTCGTCCGCTTCCATTTGGGCGGCGACATCGGGGGCAAGGAGCTCCATCATTTCGTCGAAACCGCGGACCAACCCCGTAACGAGGCCGAGGTCCGCCGCCTTGCGACCCGAAAAGATTTGGGCCTCAAGGGATGACTCGTCGACGAATTCGCGGACCGACTTCACATCGGCCTTGAACGATTCCCAAATTTCAAGGACTTCGCCTTGGAGCATATCGCGTTGCTCGGGGGTCAAACTCGTCCCCGAGATTCCTGCCCCCTTATACTTCCCGGCGCGGATTACATCGACAATGATTCCCGCGTCGGCGTATCGCTTGGACTCGTCCTCGTAAGCAATAAAGCAACCGACCGAACCGACCGAGCTCGACGGGGTTGCGTAGAATTCGCTTGCCTGACTTCCCAACCAATAGGCCGCGGAACAAGCTTCGTTGTCGGTAAAGGCGATAACCTTCTTGGACATTTCGCGGATTCGCGACGCAAGCTCGGGAACGCCGACCGAGGTCCCGCCCGGGGAGTCGATGGCAAGGATAATGGTCGTAATCGCCTCGTCGCGTTCGCAATCCTCAAGCATTTCCTCGACCGACTTAAGGTCGCAACAACCGCACATCCGTTCCAGCTCACTTAAACCGCGACCGATGACCCCGCGGACGGGGACGACCGCGAAGGGCGGGAATTTCTCAAGGACGGGTTTTGCACCGTAAACCGCGGCGAGCATTTCGCCGATATCGGACGACTTTGCCGTGAGGGGAATTTCGAGACGCGCGGCGCGTTCCAAAAAGTCCGACGCGAGGGTCGGGTTAATCAGTAAAGGCCGACGGGCCTTAAGGTCCGTAATTAGTGAGCGCATTTTTGTAAAGGGTAGGGATTAGGGGTTGCCCGGGTTGGAGAGAGGTTGGAAACCGTCCAACGCGGAACCCGGGTTCGCGGAGGCGGAGGCCGCGTCGATGTCGGCGGTCGCGGTATTGTTCGGACGATAGACCCAAGACGGCGGGACATTGTATTTTGCCGCGGTGTCGATAATGAATCGCGCGTCGGCGGCCCGGCGTTCCGTCTCCTCGATAAAGTCCATCCCTTGTTCGGCATAATGGTCCGACAGGGACTTGAGGCCCATTTGGATATCCGTTTGATTGGCGGACGACTCGCGGCCCGCGTCGACCGTAACGCGACGAGGGGTAACCCAATTAACCCGATGCCAATTTTCCGTCGATGGCGACGGGAGCTCGCCCTTGGCAATCGCGCTTGCGATGACATAAAAATAAGTCGGCGCGCATAGGCGATGAATGATTACATTCTGACGGGCCAAGAATACGCGCTCGGCCTTGGCTACGATTAAACGCATCGCGGCCCCGGCCTTGTTTGGTTCGACGACGAATTCATACGGGAGAATCCCTTGGCACGAACCGCGCTCCAAATGTTCGACCATACCGACATACGCGGCGGACCCGCGCGTCGAGGTATGCGACTCAAGCTTTTCGCCGGGGGCAAGCGCGAGAATCTTCCCGCCGACAAACGAACCGACCTCGTTGGGGTTGTTATAAACGCCGTTCGGGTAATCCTGCGGTTTCATTCCGAACGCCTCAAAGTCGGCGACATCGCCCGCAAATTGTCCAGATTCCTTGGTGATAGTGCGAACGATATCCGAGTTGGCCTTTTGAGCGACCTTCTCCAAGCTGACGATTTCGAGAACATCGACCACATTATTAATTGAATGTTGCATCGGACTATAAGCCCGCGCCCCCGTGACTTGTTCGGGATGGTGAATGTGCATAATCGACGACGCGGGTAAGTCGCGACCCGTCCCGTCCGAACGGATTACATTATAAGAAATTACGGCCCCGAATTTATTGAAGCGGACCCCGTCAAAAAGTCCGTCCGCGGCCCCGCCCGCATTACTCGTTGAACCGACCCGGTGGGCCTCGATTAATTGGAGCAAAGGACGACCGTTGGAGTCGTATGTCTTAAGCGCGAAAATCTCGCCGTCTACATCGACCTTCTTACAAGCAATTTGTTGGACCTCTTGCCAATTATAGCGACCCGTAATTTCGCAAGGACGACTTGCCCAATCGTCAAAATACTTTTGCGCGAGTTTATCCCAAGCGGCATCGCCCGACGCGGGTTGGGCTTTGATTCCCTCGCCGACAGAATAGACCGCCATATCTTGGACCATTTGGCGGATAAGGCCCGAATTGACCGACAACCAACGCATTTTTCGCGTTAGCTCTTGGCGGTCGAAGGTCGACATTACCCGCTTAAAATCGGCGGGATAAGGCGAGTTAATCCATTCGCGTTTGTTTGAGAATTTCGCCCCTTCAAATTGGGAGAAGATTCCCGACCCGCCGCCGTAATTACCCGAGATACCGTCCGCGCGGGCCTTCAACCCCTTCCGCTTTGCGGCGGGGGCCGTGTCCTTGACCGACGGTTTCTTGGCGGGAATCTTTTTGGGCATAGGAAAGTTAACCTCGGTTTAGAGGCCGCGGAAAGTCCAAAGTCCGTTGTATACCCGGACCACATCGCGCGACCCGTATTTGTTCGGGTCCTTGATTTGTAACGCATACCGACATTCGACTAGGACCGTTTGGACATCCATTGGGAAAGCTTTGGTCACACTCGTCCCGGAATCGGAGTATGACATCATTTGAACGCCGTTGGCTAACATCGCGCCCGCCTTATCCCTAATCGCTTCGATTTGGGATTGGTTGAGGATTAGAAAGCAACCCGTTGGGTTCGTCGCCATAAACCTCCGCGGGAGTCAAAGCGGACGGCCCCCTTGCAAATGTATTCGCGAGGGACCGTTGCCACCCCTCCAACCCAAGCCCGAATCGTAAGAGGCGCGTCCGTAATCTCGCCCCCTTCCGCAACCTTGTCAATCCGTCTCCTCGGTTTTCGCCTCGACCGCGTCGTCGATGAGGACCGCCCCCGTTATCTTCCAACCAAGCGCGGGGATAAGACCAATAACCTCGCAATCCCAAAAGTGGTTTTGCTTACGGACCAATTCAAGGTCGGAACGGTTCTTGGATTGATGGACCGCGGCCCGTTCCCAAATCGCCTTGCCGTTTGCCAATATCGTCCGCCGTTCGGATTGCATTTGCTGGACATACTCGTCGGGAACATCGACGGGTCGGGTATGCCGTCCGCGGCGGATAAGGAGGGCCAAGGTATCCTTAACGCGGAGGTTGGAGAAATAAATAACCTTTGCCCGCTTGGACCCAACCGCCTCGACGACCGGGACCGAGTAGGGACGCATTTCGCTTTTAATCATTCCGTTCGGAAGTCGGACCTTCCAAGGGAATTCGTTTCGTTGGTCCCCGCGCGTCGCAACCCAACCGTTCGTCCCGCAAGCCGTAAGGACCTCGTCCTTTTGGTCCCCGCAATCGACGAACACATTTGCCGCGTGGACCCCGTGTTTCTTTTGAAGGTCCCCGAGCTCGCCCCAAGTCAAAACATAACCGCAACCAATCAACCGCGACCGCCCTTCCCCGTTCCAAGACCGAACAATCCAATAGAACCCCCCGCGTTGGACATCGACCGCCATAAACCGCAAGCGCACAAAGTCCGCCGCCTCGCGGTCCGCCGCCGTAAGCTTTCCGCCCGCCGTCGCCTTACCCTTGACGAACCCGCCCTCCTCGTCCCAATCCGCCCCCAACGAATACTCCCCGACCGCGTTTTCCATTTTGATTTCGTCGACCTCCTCCCGCCAATTCTCGGCGAGTCGTTGTTGGACGAATTCCCGACGCGCCGTATTGTCGGCCCGGTCCTCGTATGACCGTTTCGCCTCGATACACTCGACCGCAAGGTCCCCCCAAGTTAAACCCCATTGAGCGCAAAGGGAGTTATACGAAAACCCCCGCCGCGACTTCGGGGCATTAGGGTTCGTCTCGACATACTCCCCCGACTTGTTGAGCTCGGCCCGGACTTTGTTGGAGTCCTTGAAATGCGTTTCGCATCCCTTACATTTGTAAGTCGTCCCCTTACGGACCGCCTCCAAATCCCAACCCCCGGAGGTCCTCGCGCCATCGGGGTAAATGACTTGGGTCCATTCCCAAGGTTGTCGCGTCCCGCAGTCGGGACATTTAAAAGTCCAAACCGACCGCGAGGTCGTTGAATACCAATTCGACCAATCGTCGCCCTCGTGACCCCCTTGCGAAACAAGGACGACCTTGGATTGCCATTTGTAAGCCGTCGTTCGGGCAAGCGCGTATTTAATTGCACCATTGGGCCACAACCAAACCTCGTCCCCCAAAATGAATCGGATTGAACGCGATTGAAGGTTGCGCTCGTTGTTCGCCCCAAGGACCCAACAGGTATTCCCGCGGAATTGAATCGACCCCCGCTTGGGTATCCCGTCGGGGCCAATCGTCGCCGCAACCGCGGGGCAAGCTTCCCACAACCGCGACAATCGGTTTTCCAAAAGGTCCTCGGCGTTGCGGTCAATCTCGCGGAGGATTAAAGTCGGCCCCGGCATAAGGACGGGGATAATGCACGACGCGGCCTCAATAACCCAAGACTTTGACATTTGGACCGCCCCCAAAATACCAATCTCCAAAACCTCGGGGTCCGCCAACGCGCGCAACGGTTCAGCCAACCAAGGCGAATTCGTAATCCTAAACGGCCCCGGTAACGGCGAGTAAGGAATCGAACGGATATTATGCTCAAGGAAGTCGACGGGGTCCCGATGCGGGTCGGGGGCAAGGACCGACCGCAACCCCGCCTCGAAACCGTCAACCATTGGAACCGCCCTCCTCGCCGAGCTCGATGTCGGGCCGCGTAATCCGCACATCCCCAACAACCTCGTCCTCCGCCGCCTCCGTCATCGTCGACCATTTCCCGAGGAGCTTTTGGACTTTCTCATCGACGACCTTCAACGCCGTCCCCGGCGCGTCGGGGTTCGCCGCGGGAGCGACCTCAATCGCCAAGGATAAGAGGTCCGATTTAATCTCGGACAGAATCCTCGAAAACTTGTCGAGGGCGAGGGATGTCTTAATGAGCTCCTTGGACTCAATCCGCCGGGCAAGGGCCTCTCGCTCAACGACGACCAATGTCTTAAGGATGTTTTGATAAGTAAGGTAAAGCTTTGGTTCCTGCGGGTCCGAGGAATCCCGCGCAACGATATACCTCTGCCGCGCGGCCTCCTTTAACTCGCGATGCCGTTCGACCGTTTGTTCAAAGTCGTCGTCGGGATTGATGCGACCCGGGTCGACATTAATTTCCGTCCGTTCTTTAATTCCGCCGCGTTGACCGCGCAACAACCGCGCGTCCCGCCAAGCCGTCGCCGACTCCAACGAATCCGTCGGCATCCCCTCGGAAACTAATTGGCGCGCGCGAGACAATCCGAAATGAAAATGTTCGGCGATTTGTCGATGAGTTAAACTCATTTGCGAATTCCCGCGGACCTTGGCGGCGTTCCGTCCGCCCCCTTGGGTTTACTGTCTACTTTTACGCTTTTCAAGCGAGGTCGCCTCGCGTCGCTGGACCCACCATAGGACCCAATAGATTCCTTCCCGGGGGGGTGGTCGGGGTCAAAAGTGTTGAAAATGCGTGATTTAGTGGGCTTTTCGAGGGTTTCTTTGTTGATACGACGGACGACCGACGCGGCCCGCATATTACGGACCTCTCCCTCGGGTCGCATAAACCTTGAGGGTTCAAGGCCGAGCTGACGGAGTAACTTGCGACAACGTAATGATACGGCGGACCGGGTTATCCCGTGACGGCGGGCGAGGACAGTCATACGCGGCGGGCATCCCTCGCCGACGACAAGGCGAATGATGTCGGCGGTCAAAGACATATCGGGGTCGGTCGACTTGTCCAACGACTCGAGTAAGAAGTGAAGGGTAGCGCGTAAGCGGAACGATGCGAGGTCGAGCTCGG